CAACTAATGGAAAATCAGGTTGATCTCCCTATCCCCGCCAAGCTAGTTCCTGTATTTGCAACACCCGACATCCGCTATCGCGGCGCACATGGTGGTCGCGGTTCTGCAAAGACCAGAACTTTTGCCCTGATGAGTGCAGTTAAAGCATACGAAGCTGCCGAGAGCGGAAGGAGTGGTGTCATCCTCTGCGGGCGAGAGTACATGAACTCGCTCGAAGAATCCTCAATGGAGGAGGTTAAGCAGGCGATACGCTCCGTGCCATGGCTGGATGACTATTTCGAAATCGGCGAGAAGTATATCCGAACCAAAAATCGCCGAGTAAGTTACGTATTCTGTGGTCTGCGCCATAATCTCGACAGCATAAAATCCAAAGCGCGCATTTTAGTTGCCTGGGTTGATGAGGCCGAATCCGTATCATCTACCGCCTGGAAGAAACTTCGCCCAACGGTGCGCGAAAAAGGCTCTGAAATCTGGGTTACATGGAACCCGGAGAAGGACGGCAGCGCAACCGACAAGATGTTCAGGAAGAACCCGCCAAAAAGCTCAATGATTGTTGAGATGAATTATGGCGATAACCCATGGTTCCCTGATGTTCTTGAAGAAGAGCGCCTTGAAGATTTAGCTAACCTCGATTACGCCGATTATGCGTGGATCTGGGAGGGCGCTTACCTTGAGAACTCCGACAAGCAGGTGCTTGCCAACCGCTATGTGGTGCAGGACTTCGCATCAGACTTGTGGCAAAAGGCTGAAAGGCTGCTGTTCGGAGCTGACTTCGGCTTTGCTAAAGACCCAAGCACGCTGCTGCGCATGTTCATCCTCGATAATTGTCTCTACATAGAGCATGAGGCCTACGGAACTGGCGTAGAGCTTGATGACATGTGGAAGTTTTACGCTGGCAAAGATGAGGCCAAGCCAAAGCAGCTTGAAGAGTGGAAGGTTACGGATGATGCAAAATATCCCGGTGTCCCTCAGTCTCGCAAATGGCCCATTAAGGCTGATAACTCTCGACCAGAAACGATTAGCCATATCAAAAATCAGGGCTTCAACATCTCAGCTGCGCAAAAGTGGCAGGGAAGTGTTGAGGACGGCATTACTTGCCTGCGTGGCTTCAAGAAAATAGTTATCCATTCTCGCTGCAAAGAAACAGCCAAAGAGGCTCGTCTTTATTCCTACAAAATAGACCGTGTCACTGGTGAAGTGCTTCCGGTCATTGAGGATAAGCATAACCACTGCTGGGATGCGGCACGTTATGGCCTTGATGGCTACATCAAGCACAAACAGACCGGCGCAATCTTCTTCTAAGGAGCTCATCAGTGAGTGAACAAAGCAACGAGGTCACATTCCTCGTTAATGCCCTTGCTGATGCTATGGGCCGCCAGCGCATGCTATATGCTGGTAATCAAGGAAACACAAAAAGAACCAAGCTCTACGAGGAGTTTGGTTACCCCAATGAGCTTGACTTTGACCGTTATTATCGGGCTTATGAGCGCAATCCTGTAGCTTATGCAGCGGTGCACAAACTTCTAGATTCATGCTGGATAGACAAGCCTACTATCATTGACGGCGATGAAGAAAAAGAGTCGGCAGAAACAACCACCTGGGAAGCGTCCGTTACCAAATTAATGACGAGGCACTGGCCCAAGATTAAAGACGCAGACCGCCGCAACCTTGTTGGCAAATACTCTGCGCTACTTATCCAGTTCAGAGATGGGCGAGAGTGGAAAGATCCGGTTGATACCACGGTGATTAAACGGCTTGGCGATAAGTCAGTTGTTAAGCTAATCCCGGCATGGGAGTCACAGATTAAGCCAGGAACATTCGATACAGACACCATGTCCGAAACATACGGACAGCCGGTGAACTATCAGTTCAATGAGCAGCCGGTGGGAGATGATGGCACTTACGGACCAGTAAGAAGCGTCACTGTTCACCCTGAGCGCGTCATCATCCTTTGCGAAGGGTCTGAAGACGAGAACATGCTTTCAGGCGTGCCGTATCTTCGCGCCGGATATAACAAACTTCTCGATCTGGAAAAGATATCCGGCGGCAGTGCGGAAGGGTTTCTGAAAAACGCTAGCCGTCAGCTTGGCATTGCCTTTGATTCGCAGACTGATATGGCATCCATAGCTTCTCAGGCTAAAGCCGCTGGTTATGCCGACATCGGCGAGGCGATGAATGACAAGATAGCCAAGATGAACCGTGGTACCGATGCTGCCCTGGTAATGCAGGCAGGCACGCCCTCCGTGCTTTCTGTTGCAGCCGCCGACCCGTCACCATCATGGACAGTAGCAGCCAACGAGTTCTCGTCATCTATCCAGTGCCCGTTCACAATTCTTTTCGGTCAGCAGACCGGAAGGCTAGCTTCTGATGAGGACAAAACAGACTGGGCTAAGCGCTGTAACGGCCGCCGTTGGGGATTCCAGTCGACGATTGTAGAGAGCGTGCTTGAGCGCTTCTGGACCGTAGGCGTCATTGACCCGCCATCATCCGGAGAGGTCACGCTGGCATGGTCTGATCTGCTCGCGCCGAGCGAAAAAGAGAAGATTGCCAACATGCAGGCAATGGCCGTCGTGGCGAAAGATACACAGCAGGCATACGGCACACCGGCAGTGGATGAAAACGAAATCCGCGCAGTCGGCGAGCTGGAGCCTCGCAAGGTCGTTCAGCAACCTAACCCTGATGTAAAGCAAACCGATAAGGATCCGCTGACAGATGATGATGACAGCGCAAACCAGAATCGGGACGCCAATCGTACCGCGCAATAAAGCTGATCCTACGCAGTCCTCGCGACAGGTCAGCCGGATGTTCAATGATATCGAAGGCCGGTATCTGAACATTAAGCGCAGGCTAAAGGCACTCTTTGACCAAAGGCTGACAGGACAGCAGCGAGAGGCGAACGCACAGCAGTCCTGGATGATGTGCAACAACGATGGCGCAGAGCCTTCGCTGTATCAGGTCAATGCCGGTAAGTTCATCTATGACATGACAGCTACTGAACTGGCCGACCTGCTGCAGGTTGTGCAGTCGATTCTGGATGATGAGCTTCTCGATGGTGGCAGCCAGAACCTGTGGGCGATGGACTATGTCATTGCGGAGTATGACCGCGGCACTCTAAACGCCTTCACCAACCTGTCGGTGCAATCGCAGGTTTACGCCAGCCAGACGACGCTCCAGCAGCTTTTAAGCAGTCCCGGTTATCTGAACCAGATATCTGCGGCCAGGCTGACAACGTTCAGTGACTGGAAGGTTATCAGCGATACTGCCCGTGGTGACCTGACCAACATCATCACCGATGCGGTAGCACGCGGAGTTAATCCTCGCGAGACGGCCAGCGTAATCAGTAAGCGCCTCGATGTATCGATGTCGAAGGCAAAGAACATCGCTCAGACAGAGCAGGTCGGTGCGCTGCGTGAAGCTCAATGGAATGAAACGGACTGGGCTTCCGAGAGGCTGGGGCTAAATACCGGTATTCTCCATCTTTCTGCGCTGAAGCCTACAACCAGAACAACTCACGCATTCTGGCATGGCAAGGTCAGGACCGTACAAGAGGTGCGCGACTGGTATGCAGTCGATGGAAATAAATACCACTGCTATTGCAGCCAGATTCCGGTACTGCTAAACGACAACGGCAGAATCTTCAATGAAGGTCTGACGGACAAGCTGGATAAAGAGCGGGACAAGTGGCATCCTGATGAAACTAATTAGGAGGCTTAATGGTTAAGCGACACGATAGCTCAGGATACTTTTACCACTGGACTAAAGCTGATATATCACATGGCAATATACAGGCGTGGTATGAGTCTGCTTATAGGAAATTATTAAAAATACTGAGTGAATTCGAGCTTCGCTCAGGGGCAAGCCTGGGGCTGCCTAATGGTCATAATTGCATTTGTTTCACAGAGTCACCGTTATCATATATTACTAACGATACATCTAAATATCAGCCATTTGGTTTAGAGTTTTCAAAGAGAAATATATATATCCTTGGTGGTGCGCATGTTATTTACGGGTCGCAAAGCGATTTCTTGTTGCTCCCAGAAGAGTTGAAGTGGAGATTCATGATTCATGAACCCTTGCTGAGAGATGATAAGAGAATATATGGCATAGACTTCACTTGGGAAAGGGAGGTCAGAGTCAATTCTGACAAAATAGATCTTATAGGTGAAAGCTTGATAACAGGACCTAGCTATAGTGGTAATGTAGATCTCGCCTTCAATTCAATTGTGTTACCTAATGCGTCTTACAAAGACCGGTTATTTCATGAGCTCAAAATTACCTATGTGCAAAGCGCGCAACGTAACGCAAGAGACGAAAGAGAATATGATTGGTTAATTAGTTTTTATGATGATGTACTTGAGCAGTACAGCTACCAAATAAAGATTTTATAGCACCTCAAACAAGCCACCATCAGGTGGCTTTTTAATCAATAACGAGGACCCAGCATGTCACGCATCTGCGTAAATGTGCTGTCGGCCATCAACTCCGCTTCAAACATCACCACTGAAACCATTAATGGCGCAGAGCACATCGTCGTGAAAAACGTCGTGCCTGTCCGTGACGGCATTGTGCTGAACGGCGGATTGTACCCGGCAGAAGAAAACACGAAGGGCTACAAGAGCCTTGAAGACAAGCCAATGCCATATGGCCATCCCAAAGTCGATGGTCGCCACGTCAGCGCCAGCAACGTCAGGGCGGTGAATGAATACCACATTGGCGCATACACACGAAACGTCAGAAAAGAAAACGGTAATGTTCTGACTGATGCCGTCATCAACCGACGTTTTGCTGAAGGTTCTGAAAAGGGGCGCAAAGTTCTGCAGCGCCTTGATGACATGGCGGCAGGAAAGTCTGTCGAGCCCATCGGCATCTCTACTGGCCTGCTGCTAAACCGCATTGAGGCAAAGGGCGAATCCAACGGCAAACGCTACACCTGGATCGCCACCAATCAGGTTTATGACCACGTTGCCATCCTCCTCGACGAGACGCCAGCCGGAACG